TAGTCACAAGAATTTGCAGCACGGCAAAGTCTGTGATGATGGCATTTGGCGGCAACGCCTCAACGTGTATGACGTTGTTGAAAAAGGTTTTAACCGCATTGATATTGCGATGCTTGAAAACGAATATTCAAAAGAAGAATTCGACAACCTATTCATGTGTAAATTTATCGATGATGCGCATAGTGCCTTTAGCTTAAAACAGTTAATGGCTTGTATGGGTGATCGCAGCAAGTGGACTGACTTTGATGATACTTGGCCGCGCCCGTTTGCCATGAAACCTGTGATTATTGGTTTTGACCCTGCACGAACGCGAGACAAAGCATCGGTTGTGGTTTTAAGTTTGCCAGCAAATGCCAATGAAAAATTTAGGGTATTAGAAACCTTGGACTTATCCGGCAACGACTTTGAAGCCATGGCCAAAGAGATAGAAGAACTCACATTGAAATATCATGTTGTTCACATTGGCGTTGATACCACTGGTCTTGGCTTGGGCGTGTTTGAGCTAATTCTAAAGTTCTACCCTATGGCAATGGCCATTCATTACAACCCGTATATTAAAAACAAAATGGTAATTAAAGCCCTTAACGTCATTGGTAAAAAACGACTCGAATTTGATGAGGATGCAGTAGGCATTGCAAGCAGCTTTATTAACATTCGCAAAAAAGTAGTGGGTGATCAAATAACCTACGCCACCAACCGAACCGCCGCCACAGGCCATGCTGATATTGCATGGGCAATTATGCACGCCATGATTTTTGAACCGTTATCGGGCGATGCAAGCAGCAACCAAACATCAATAGGATTAGATGCAGCATAATGAATAAAACTCAATCGAGCATAGACACGTTTAGTTTTGGCGATCCCGAAACCTGTTTAGATAATCACATGACCGATTACATCGGCATATTTTCAGACATGAACGGGCTATATTCACCACCTGTTAGCTTATCGGGACTTATCAAATTACTACGGGTTAATGCGCAACATGGACCCATTTTATATTTTAAGCGCAACATGATTTTAAAATGGTTTAAGCCAAACCCAATTTTAAGCCAGCGCACATTTAAAAAATTCGCATTTGATTATTGCTGGTCTGCCAATGGTTACTTGCAAATTATCCGTAATACATTTGGCGCGGTGATAAAGCTGCGCCATCTTCCAGCCCTCACTATGCGCTATACAACAACACCTGGTGTTTACGCCCAAATCAAAAGTGATGGTTCTATTGTTCGATTTAAAAAAGGTGAGGTTTATCATAAGAAAGAGTATGACCCAAGCCAAGGCATTTACGGTGTGCCGCAATATTATGGCGGTATTCAATCAGCATTGCTAAATGAAGATGCCACTTTGTTTCGCCGCAAGTATTTTAAAAATGGCGCGCACATGGGGTTTATCTTTTCAATGGCTGATCCCAATCTATCCGTTGATGATGAAAAGCAATTAAAAGAGGCTATTCGCAGTTCAAAAGGTGTGGGCAATTTCCGCAGTTTATTTATCAACAATAAAAGCGGAAAAGTTGATGCAGACAAGGCTATAAAAATTACGCCCGTTGGTGATATCGCCACCAAAGATGATTTTGAGAAAATAAAAAACATCACGCTCAACGACATGCTAAGCATGCACCGTGCACAAGAAGCATTAAGCGGTCAATCATCTGGTAATAGTCCTGGCTTCGGCGATTTAGATAAAATCACCCGTGCTTATTACAACAATGAAGTTGTGCCGATGCAGCAAGATATGGAAGAAATCAACGAGTATTTGCCAGCTCACCAGCACATCGAATTTTCAATACCAACCTATTCAGACCTAATTCCACAGGAAGAAACTTAATGGAAGAGCTTATTACTTTTTTACGGCAATGGGGGCAACTGTGCGTTTTGTCGCTATTAGCAGCAGCAACCCAAATGTATTTGTCGGGCACTAAGATCACGTTCTTTCATTATTTCATGTCTGTGCTAATGGCAATTTTATCGGCATATATTGCAGAAAGCTTTTGTGTTTGGCTTGGGTTAAACGATGGATTACAAACGGGGTTAATTGGGCTAGCCGCCTATGCTGCACCGCATTTATTAGCAGGTGTTAATAGCTTGGCCAAAGCTATTTCTAAAAACCCTAAAGAATTTTTGGCAATCATAATGAGGTCTAAGTAATGGGCATATTAAGCAGTATATTTTCAGTGGGAGCAGCCGAACCAATCAAAGCAGTTGGCGGCATACTCGATGATCTATTTACTTCTGATGAAGAAGTATTAACACTTGAAGTTGTTAAGCAACGTTTGGCGCAAAAGCCAGCTTTAGTACAAGCTGGAATAATGAAAGTTCAAGCGCAACACCGCAGCATTTTTGTTGCCGGTGCCCGACCTTTTTTAATGTGGGTTTGTGGTATCGGGTTCTTGTTTGCGTTTGTGATCAACCCATTATTGCAATGGTTAATGCCCGATGCCGGTGCGCCAGAATTACCACTTGAAGTGATGATGGAATTGACATTAGCAATGTTGGGATTAGCTGGTCTTAGGACTGTTGAGAAGTTAAAAGGTCTAAGTAAGTAGTTATGGTGATAACCTTAAAGGACTGACAATATCTGTATTAGAATTTGGTTTTCTATCCGATTTTATTTGTTCAAAATTATTCTTAACGGTATCAATCAATTGCTGTTGAAATAATTTATTATACTTATTATCTTTTTTTATTAGCTTCATAATACATATGGAGATTTCCCCAATTTCTATCATTGTTTCAGAGATTACGTTAATTTGGGAAATCATAGCGTTTCTTGCGCGCTCTTCATTAATACCAGGGACGGTTATAATCGAAGTTTGAATTTCAGAAAGAGTTTTAAACCCATTTATTATAAGCACATGTAAATACTCATATTCTGAATACTTATGAGAGTTGGCTGTGTCGAGCTCCGTAAGCCTCTGCAATGTTTTCTTTATAGAGTGATCCCAATCATCTGTTACTCCTGCATATTCTCCTTTCCCAAATGCTTGAATAACACTCTCAAATGCTATTAAATCGTTGTTTATTTTTTTTATATTATGCTGCAATAGCCTCCAGACAATTTCTTGTTTACTTTTTCTTTCTTTACGATGAGAGAAATACTCTTTTACCCACCAACTCAAAACAGCCAAAAGTAACGGTAAAAACAACGTTAAAATATCTATCAATATATAATCAAGCGCTATCACAATAAATTCCCCAAGTCTAAATCGTAAGAGTCAGGGTTTTAACTTAGTCGAAAAAAATAATTTATAATTCTTAATTTAGGATTTTTTAAATTTATCCCAATCGATTTCTTTAATTTTTTCAACAACAGCAGCAATTTCATTGAGCCGCTTTAATGCCCGGTTAAAATTTTGTTGGGGAACATCATTAAGCATTGCGGCATCATTTTCTGATAGCCCTTTGCTTAGGTGGTCGATTAACGCACTTTTGATATTCTCGCTACCAATTTTGGTTAATTCCATTATCAAATTTACCCGTTCTTGGGGCTCAATTCCTCTAACTAACATTTTCATAATTTAACATCACTTAACTGATTTGGGTAAATAGTATCGTATTGCCCGTTTAAACTAAACATTTAGATCCCTTTGTGACAAAGAATGTCCACGCCTTGACATTGTGATCGTTTTTAATTGAATCCAGATCCTTTACTAGCCTGATTCTGATCGTTTAGCCATGACCATGCCAATGTCAAAAACGTTAAAACACATCGCGAAAGCGGAAGGCGAAGAGGAGTGATTTTCGCTGGGCTTTCAATGTGTGGATTAGAAAGCCCAGCGGTGATAGAGGTTGCCTTACGTTTGTCTGCTCTGGGCTTCAGTTTCAACTGGCGATCGCAAGTTCATTAATTCTAAAACCATCATATTCAGTGTCCCAGTTATCACCACCGCCATTGATACCAATGTTCAAACCGTCAGCATCAAAACTAAGTGATGTGACCATAAAAGTATCATCGTCGTAATCAGCGTGATATTTAAAATCTTTGCTCACTGTTACCTTAGCGCCTAATGTAATTTCTTTACCGTAGCAATCAAGCCAACATTGTAATTCTTCGTGTAACTCTGTCATCGTTGCTATTCCTAATTATTCGAAGTCTGAAAAACTTTTGATAACCCACTGCTTTTTTGGGGCCTGTTTTTCTGATTTTTTAACGCTGTCATCAACTCTTGGGCATTCAGTCGGAACGCGCCAAAAGGTCAATTTCTTTTCTGTATAATCACAATGATGTGGAATTACATAGCCAGTTGTTAAACAACCAGCTACAGCAAACCTTTGTGATGGATCGAACTGTATTTGATGGCAGTTGCCGCAAGTAGATTCCATAATGAGCCCTGTTTTCCCTAATTGTTTGACAGCGCATGAAGTTCGTCATTAAGCGCTATATTTTCTGAGTTTGTCGGTTTATTAGTAGATAAATTGAATTTGGATAATGTGACTATGGCTGAGTTTTTCAAATCCAACTAACCCATCTAAAAATTGTTATCCGTTATGCAACATAACGGATAACGGTTACTTTCTTAAAGGTCGCAATAAGCACTTCACCAACAACCCAAACAAAACCATCCAAGAAATAAAGGCGGCTAACATGTCAAAGAACTCAAATATAAAATTAATCACTAGCTAACCTCCTAAATTCTTAAATCAAATTATCCGCGCTGTTGCTGATAACCACCTTGCTGCGGGGCTTGCTGTTGGTAACCACCCTGTTGCGGCGCTTGTTGCTGGTAACCGCCCTGTTGTGGTGCCTGTTGTTGATTGTTGCTTTGCTGTGAATCCCAGAAAATATAAAGCTTAACTGGGCCCGTAACGCCAAGCGGCATGCAATCAATTTCTTGTTCAATCTGCTCAACACCATTGGTTATCCATTTTGTTGCACGTCCAACATTTGCATAACGGGCTTTCATAATCGGTTGCCCTGTCTGCTGATCAATGTTTTTGCTTGGGTAACGCTCAACGATTACAGCAATACGACCTTTATCAAGTGGTTGGTTACTCATGGTTATTTTGTCCTTGTTGTTAATTAAAATGTTTTTATAAAATTAATCTTTACTAATTCTTTCTGAATAAATTATTTTTGTATTTCTAACAGTTCGCCAACTGCCCAGGTGCTTATCCATCCACTGAATAGTTGTTTCTTCATCGTTAAAGCCGCCATACCACTTCACGTAAGAAACTAGCTCTTGAATTTCATCATCAGTTTTCATTAAAAACCCTGTATTAACTGCCAGCAAACCCGAACAGTTCCTGCTGGCGTTCGGATGGCATTTGCCTAAAACGCTCAACTAACAATTGGTCGATCACACTAGACGGTGGATTTATCGTGTGACTAAACCCCAATTCCATTACAAACGTGTGGCCGCAATTTTTTACATCAGAACATTGGCAATACAATCGAGAAAAATCATTTGATATGCGATCAGTGCTGCTGATTCTCGCCTTACCACCACAGTGTTTACACATAACTCGCATTTCTAGACCTCTATCACTCGATTACCTTTAATTTTCAACCAACGACCTGAGCCATCATTGCAGGTTGCACCTTGCAACAACCGATCACGGCATTCACCGTCAATTCCCATAGCGACTAACGTGTCAATAACTACCGCTGAAACTGCCCGCGTACAGTAATTAACACGAGTCCAAGACGCGACTCCGTCGCTTTTTAAAACCTCAGCCTTGCGCACAACCCAACCTTTTGTACGAGTCAAAAGATCGGTAACACCACGCAAACCCACAATACGATCAATAGACTCGCCATAATCATTCGCTTGCTCTTCACGCTCTTTGATTAACTCAATTGGTTTTTCGCTAATTGCTTTGGTGAATTCTGACCAATTAGAGCTGTCGGCAAATTCCCGTGCTGATTCGATATTTTCATCAGTTTCAACAGGTGATTTAATTCTGCGCAATTCGCGCCAAATGGTGACCGGTGCAGTACCGAAGAATTGAAATTGACGTAATGACCAAGTATTAGCCCAAGCCGTTGCACGGTCTGCGCCCTCACTTACTGTCATATCTTTGGCTGGCGTTGCATTGTCGCTGTCATCAGCATCACTAATATCGACGGGCAAATCAGAGCCATCATCTTTCAGCCCGTCCATCTTGCCGCCATTGATGTTTTTAGAAATGTATTTAGCGATATAGCCAACTGCGCTACCTTTTGA